CCCGGACCGACTCGATCTCCTCGCCGCTCGTGCTCGAGACCTGCGACACGGCGTACGTGTACTCGACGCCGCTCGCCGGGGTGTAGTCGGTGTAGGTCGTGGTCGTCTGCGCGCTGATCCGGGCGACGATGACCTCGGCAGTGTCCGGCCCGCTCTCTGCGGAGCGGCGGACGATGTACTCGACAAAGCTCGCGTCGCTCGACTGGTCCCACGAGAGCGACACCGCGGTCGCCCACGGGTTCGTGCCGACGGTCTTGATCGCCGACGCGACGACGTTCGTCAGCGTCGCCGGAGGGGTGAACGCGGCGGTGATGTCGACGATACCGGAGGAGCCGGTGAGCGGCGTCGTATCCTCGACCTCGACCACGAGATCGTAGGAGACGCCGTTCAGGATGTATCCCGACGGGATGTTGTGCGACGAGGTGCCGGAGACCGTCCACCCCGAATCGTAGAGCGCGGTCGTGCCGACGTCGGCGTAGAGCCGCACGCGGTACTGCGCCTGGTTCGTCGTCGTCCACGTCACCGTGAGCGCGGACGTCGTCACCGTCGAGCCGTCGGTCGGCGACGACATCGTCACCGTCGGACCGAGTGCGTAGACGAACGTGCCCTCGCTCGACCAGGTGCGCGACCCCGACGACGTCACGCCGCCGGAGTAGGTGGTCCCGTCGAACGCGGAGGCGTCCCACTTGTAGGTCGCGTAGGACGCGAGGTCGGTGCCGGTGGTCTGGTACTCCCACCGCGCGTTCCCCGTCGAGTAGGTCATCGCCCGCGTGAAGAGGACGGTGCCGCCGGAGCTCTTGATCCGTGCCGACACCTCGAGCCCGGTCGCGACCGTGTCGTCGGTGTCGGTCGCCTGACACGTGAGCAGCGGGTAGGACGTGTAGATCGTCGAGGTGCTGGGCGACAGGGAGGACGGGACCGACGGCGCGGCGTTGACGGTGAACGACCGGCGCGGCGTCGAGTAGTTCGACCAGTTGTTCGACGTGTCCCGGCCCCGGATCTCGTACTCGTAGGAGCCGCCCCACGTCAGCGACCCGAACGCCGACTCGGCGGCGGTGATCGTGAACAGGGTCCCCGGCGACGCCGAAGAGGTCACCGTCTTCGTGATCGTGCCGGAGTCCTTGAGGAGGACGCCGAGGCTGTCGTAGAGCTTGATCTGCACCGCGTTCGTCGAGGTGCCGGACTGGTGAGTCCACCGGCCCTGAAAGTCCGGGGTATCGTCTTCGGTCTTCCCGGTCGGGGTGCCGTCGGTCGTCACGTAGCCGAGGCTCGCCGGGGTGAACGCTGTCCACGCGGTGAAGTCGCCCGCCTCGTTGAACTCGTCGTAGAACCGGATGCGCCACTCGTAGGTCGTGCCACGGGTGAGCGTGGAGCCGCCGTAGGCGCGGGCGATCGCGTTGTTCGTTTGCTCGGTGCCGGTCGCCGTGTAGGTCGCGCTCCACCGGTCGGCGGTCGCGCTCCCCTGCGTCCGGACCTCGATCGCGTACTTCGTCATCCGGTCGCCGGTGTCGACCCCGTTCCCGGAGGTCGTGCCGTATGCGCCGTTGAGATCCTGATGGTTGGCGACGAACGTCGGCGCGGTGTCGTTGATCGTCCCCGACGGCGACAGGCTGGTCGCGACCTCCGGTTTGACGTTGAGGTAGCCCTCCGCCCACACGGTCATGTGGCCTTCGGTGCTGGCAGAGTAGGAGCCGAACGGCGAGGGGAGCGAGGTCCCGGACTTGTTGTAGAACTGTTCGTTAGTGGCGGAGATCGACGCGGCGACGACCATCGAGTGGTCGGTGTTCGCCGTTGTCGAGAGGATCGCGATCGAGTACAGGCTGCCGGAGGCGAGCTTGATCGCGGTCTGTAGCGGCGACGAATCGGTCACCGACACCGACGCCGTCCGCGAGGTCATGCTCGTCGAGGTCACGGAGATCGACGACGTGTAGCCCAGGCGGGTCGAGGGGTTGTTGCTCGTCGTCCCGTAGAGGCCGAAGCGGACGGTCGAGTTCGTCGAGCCGCTCTTGCGAATCCACCCGCCGAGCGTGTGGACCCACACGTTCTGTGTCGCGCTGTTGAAGACGCACGCGCGGATCGCGGACGTCCCGATGATGCCGTAGGCGGCTTCGGCGGAAGCGGAGTATCTGCCGTAGCGGACAGTAGTGAGGGCCATTAGATCGCACCTCGCAGACCGAGCTCGCGGGAGAACGTCGCGTAGACCTCCTGCGCGACTGTCTTCGGGCTATCGACCCCGGTCACGTTGATGTTGATCGTCGCGTTGATCACCTGCGCGCCACCCATGCCGAGGGCCTGCGCGACAAAGCCTCCCTGTCCACCGCCACTACCGCCGCCGCCGGGGATCGTGCTCCCGCCGCCGATCGTCGGGATGTAGGGGATGTCCACGCCGGGGAGCCTGTTCGCGTTCTCGATCCACCCGTTCACGGTGCGGATGATGCCGTTGATCTTCGTGATGATGTAGTCGCCGATCCCCGATAGCGCACCGTTGAAGGCGGACTTGAGCGCGGCACCGAGTTGCGTGCCGATCGACCGCATGCTCGTCAGGGCGTCCGATCCCGCGCCGGTGACGGAGTCGAGGGCGTCGCTCGCCCCCGCCTTCACCCACTCGTAAAGCTTCCCGCCGAGCCCGCCCATCGCCGAGATTAGCGCGCCCGGGATCGCGGCGATCTGCGGCTTGACGTTGTCCCAGATCTTCGACGCCTGGGTCCCGAGGTACGATGCGCCCGTCTTCGCCCATCCCCACAGCAGCGCACCGAGCGCGCCCATCGCCGTAATGAGCCGTCCGGGGATCTGTCCGATCGTGTCTTTGTGCGCGTCCCAGAGCCCGGAGACTTTGCCGGCGAACCACTTCGCGCCCGTCTTCGCCCACGACCAGAGCAGCGCACCGATCGCGCCTATCCCCGCGACGAATCGCCCGGGGAGTTGCGAGATCGTGTCCTTGTGCGCATCCCAAAGCCCGGAAACTTTTTTCGCGAACCACTTCGCGCCCGTCTCTAACCATACCCAAAGCAACGCACCGACCGCGCCTATCCCCGCGATAAAGCGTCCCGGGAGTTGCGATATCGTCTGCTTGTGCGCGTCCCAGAGCCCGGCGAGCTTCCCGGCCATCCACTTCGCGCCTGTTTCTAACCATCCCCAGAGGAACGAACCGACGGCCCCTATCCCGGCGACAAAACGTCCCGGGAGTTGCTTGATCGTGTCCCCGTGTTCGTCCCACAGCCCGGTGAGCTTCCCGGCCATCCACGTCGCTCCGGCTTGAATCCATCCCCAGAGCAGGAGCCCGACGTCGTCGATCTTGCTGACAAGGAACCCGGCGACCTCGCCGATCTTGCTCTTGTGGTCATCCCACAGCGTCGCGAGCTTCATCGCGAGGAACGTCGCCCCCGCCTTCGCCCATCCCCACAGGATGCCGCCCAGGTCGTCGATGTAGCCGAGGAGCTTGTACCCGAGCCCCGCGGCTCCGGAGACGAGCGCACCCCAGTCGATCCGGGAGGCGATCCCCTTGATCGCGTCCCACGCGAGCCGGAACGCCTCGAGGGCCGCGATGCTTGCGGCCTCGACGACGTTCTTGAACGCATCCCACGCCGCCGACCAGTCGCCCGCAAACAGCGCGCGAACGAGGGCGACGACCGCGTGGATGTACGTCCCGATCGCGTCGAGAAGCGGCTGGAGGCGGTAAAGGTTGTCCATCGCCCACCGGACCGCCTTCACCACACCGTCGCCGATGAGCTTCACGAACGAGCCTAGCGGCCCCTTGACGCGGTCCCAGAGCGCGACAAGGGCCTGCCGGAGACGATCGATCCCCGTACTCATCTTCGGCAGGGCTGCGCGATAGAGCCCGCCGAGCGTGTCCTTGAACTCTCCGAACTTCGCCTTGAGCCGGTCGAGTCCACCGCCCGGAGCCTTGAACACGTTGAACCATTTCGTGATCTTCGTCTTGATGCCGAACAGATCCCGTGTCCAGATAAAGTAGATCGCCGCGATCGCGGCGACAACGAGGAGGATAGGGCCGAGGCTCGACAGCATCCCGGCGCGCAAAACGTTAAAGAACATCTTGATCTTTGGGAGCAGGGCGATGATGTTCCCGAGCGCACCGGCTGCGAATCCGAAGACAAGGAGCAGCGGCCCGATCGCGGCGGCGATGAGTCCGACGACCACGATCACGGTTTTCATCCGCGTGCTCATGCCGTCGAACCGCTCGATGAGTCGGGAGATAAAGCCGACGAGGCGGGTAACGTAGGGGAGGAGCACCTGCCCGATCGAGGCGGCGGCATCGGTGAGCCGCGCGCGGAGGATCTTCATCTGGTTCGCGAGACTGCCGGACGTGTTCGCGAAGTCGCCCTGCGCGTTCGCGCTCTTTTCGGCGATAAGAGCCTGCCGGGCGAGGACCATGTTTTGCGCGCTGATCTCGCCGTTCGCATCGACGAGGCCGTTCGCCATCGCGTAGGCCTTGACCTCGGCGTCGGATAGCACGATGCCGAAGCGGCGGAGCGGTTCGTACTCGCCGAGGAGCCCCGCGCGGATCGCCTCGAGGGCTTCCGCCGTCGGAACGTTATTGAACGACCCGAGGTCCGCGCCGAGCGCGACGAAGCCGGTCGACATATCGGCGGCGGCGTCGGCGGTGAACCCCATCGCCGTAAATATGTTTCCGAACGTCGACGCGAAGCCTAGGGCTTCGTTCTGCGATAGACCGAACGCCGTTGCCGAGTCCTCCGACCATGCCATCACGCCAGCCGCAGCATCGTCGAACACTACGTTGGTTTTGTTTATCGTCTCGTTCAGGTCGGAGGCGGCGTTGACGGCGAGGGCGAACCCGCCGACGATCGGCGCGGTGACGCGCGTCGTCAGCGTGGTCCCGATGTCCCGGAGTCGGGTCCCGACGGCGTCGAGCTTTCGCCCGACCTCGTCCATCTTCCGGTTGAACCCCGACGTGTCGAGGTCCATCTTGACGCCGAGCGTCGAGATCACGGTTGCCATTAGCGGTACCCTCCGAGCGCGGCGCGGATCTTGTGAGCGAGCTGCTCGGGGGTCGGCTTCGGCTTCTCGTAGTACGGCATGAAGTCCGCCGGCTCGAACGCTTTCGGCTGCTTCTTCGCGTCGCGGTTCACGTTCGCGATCACCGACGCGACGATGCCGGAGCGCAGATCACCGCGCTCCTCACCCCACGGCTCGAGACCGTAGTACTCGCCCCACTCGAGGTACTCTCGCCACGTCATCCGGTCGAGCATCTCCTCTACCGGCATCCCGAGGGCGAGAGCGAGGCGGAACTGGAACCGGCGGTCGGGCCGGTCCCTTATTTTCCCGCGTCGTCGCCCCCGGTGATGCCGCTCACCTCGGCGACCGCCGTCGCCAGCCGGACGATCGGTCCGACCTCGAGCCCCCGGAGATCGTCCGGCCCCGCGAACAGCGCGGCACCGTCTTCGGTCACCGTCGCCGCTGCCACCAGGCGGAACGCGGCCTCGATGTTCTGTGAAAGGTCACGGTCGCCGGAAGCGAAAACTTCCGACATCCCCTGCACCTCGCCCGCCGTCAGCGGTCGGACCAGCACGTCGCCGCCCCACTCCGGGACGGCGACGGCCTTCGTCTTCGAGCGGCGGGTCGCGAAAATAGCCTCGCGCGTGAGTAGCGTCACGGGTTACTCCTCTCGCTGGTCACCGACCGGCGAACGTAGACTAGGCCCAGGTCACCGCGCCGGTTACCTGCAGCGTGAGCGCAGCGGACAGCACGCCTTCGACCGGAGCCGAGAGCTCGAACCCGGTGACGTAGGCGGCGAACGCTGCGGTGTCGTTCGCCGAGCCGACGCCGGTCGGGAGCACGAGCTGGAAGTTGCGCTTCGTCTTGTCGACCATGTCGTCGTAGAGCGATCCGGAGCCGAACCCCTGGGTCGCGTCGCCCTTGAAGTTGATGTCGAACGTGACCTCGCCCGCCTCGATGATCGTCGGGATGTGCTCGCGCCACCCGGCGGAGTCGTGATTCGTCACGTCCTCGGTCGCGAGGGCGAACGCGAAGCCGGAGATGTCCCGGACCTCGGCGATCGTCGTGAACGTCTCGGTCGGCGAGCCGCCGTTGCCGATCTTGAGCAGCGTCCCGAAGGACGAAAGAGCACCACTGGGCATGTCGTTTTCCTCCCGAGCGGGACGCCCCGCTCCTCTAGTCTACTACGGGAGTGCAATCACCCCGAACTTCACCGCGGTGTTCGACGCTTGCAGATAAAGCCGTCCGTCGGTCTGCTGCCACCCGGCGAGCCCGAAGGGGCCGAGGGTGTGGATCGCCCCGGCGGCGATCGACTGGGTCGTGATGTCGCCGGTCCGCCCGTAGGGGTCGGCGACCGACGTGATCGTGTAGGTGTAGGAGCTCGCCCCGGTGTTGTGGACGATGAGGACCTCGCGACCGGTCAGCGCGAACTGCTCGAAGTTGGTCGTGTCCGCCGCCGTCATCGTGACAGCGACCCCGGCGGACGGGTTCGGTCCCGGGCTGTTCGTGCGGGTGAGGGTGACGCGCGGCATGTCTTACTCTCCTGTCTCGAGCGCGGCGATGCGCTCACCGAAGGACGGTTCCTCGACGACGGGCTCGGGCTCCGGCTTGCGCTTCGCCTTCGCCGGCGCGGGGTCGGCGACGACCGGCGCGGGCTTCGTCTCGAGACGGTGCCGCCACAAGACGTGGTCGCGCGCCGTCTCCTGATCGCCGGTGTCGAACGCGCAGAGCGGACAGCTGTAGCGGAGCACGCCCCGCCAGTCGTAGGTCGTGGGCTCGATCATGGTATCGCCTCCTCCACCGCGTACTCGGTGGTAACGTCGAACGAGAACCCGAACGCGAGCGTATCGACGCCGCCGTAGTTCCCGTCGCCGAACTCGTAACGGATCGCCCCCGACGCTCCGGGCGATCGCGCATCGCCCAGGGCGACGACCGTCCCGCCGAAGCGGTCGCGGATAAAGCTCGCCATGAGGGCCGCCGGGATCGCGTCGGCGAACCCGAGGATGCGCTCGGTGTCGAACTCGAGGTCCTTGCGGGGCCAGTGGATGCGGATGCTGATCGTGTGAACGCCCCACGTCCCCGGGCGAGCGTGCGCCGTGTGCGTGGTCGCGAGGCGGACGGTGCCGCCTTCGGGGTAGGCGACGATCGCGGGCCACGGTCCGTAGACCTGATCGACCGGCGCGTCGTAGGCGGTGCCGAGGAGCGGGAGGGAGCGGACCGTCGCGACGACCTCGCGGATGATGTCAGGAACTGCCACGCTTGTAGGCCTCCTCGAGCTCGTCCGCGAACGTGTAGACGTGCCGCTGGATCATCGGGACCGCCTGCTCGAATCCGTCGCGGAGGAATGGCTTTTCCTTGATGCCGACGCGCTCGATCTTGTCCTGAATCGCCGTCACCGCCGCGAAAATGTTAGCGTCTGGCGCGAGGCCCCTCTTCCGACGATACCACCATGAAATCGCATCGTATGGAGGACGCTCTCCTGGGTCGCGACCGAACTCGACGAACGGCGCATACTCGACGTTCGTGCCGACTTTGACGAAAGTCGGGATCGGGGTGTCTCCGGCGACCTCTTTGTCGATGCTCCGGCGGAGCGTCCCGGTGTTGACCGGCGTGAGCGGCTTCGCCTTCGCGATAATCTCGTTCCCGGACCGGGTAAGGAACCGTCGAGCCGGACCGGCGGCGGTCTTGCTCTTCAGCTTGCTCTTGAGCTTGTCGAGTCCCTCGATCTCGATCCGGACCTCGAACTCCCCCGCCACTAGATCGGCTCCAGGATCATGCGGCGGTACGGCGCAAGCATCGCGGCGATGTCGGGATCGACGCGCGGGAGCGTCGCGACGTTGCCGAGGTCCGTCGAGCCGACGATCCCGAACGGCGCGTCTGTGCGCTTGAACAGCCGGATGACCATGAGGATCGTCGCCTCGGTCACCGGCTGCGGGACAGCGGGCCAGCCCCAGACCCCCGCGATGCGGACCCCGCGCCGAAGCACCGGGAACGAGCGCGTCCCCTGCGGAGTGATCGCGAGCGTCGTGTATGGCCAGCTCCGCCCGGCGGCGTTCACCGGCTCGAGCTCGTAGTCGTTCGCCGTCCACACCTCGGTATAGGTGCGGTTGCCGTCGATGTCGGTCGCGACGCTCGTCACCGAGACGAGGTCGTCGATCCATGTCCAGTACGTCCCGGACGGCGTGAAGTAGCGCGTCTCCGTCGTCTGGTCAAACCTCCGGTTCGTCATCTCTTCGACCATGCGAGAGGCAGCGGTGATCAGCGCGGTGATCGTCGCGTCGTCGCGATCGTCCGTCCGCGAGAGCCGGGCCTTCACCTGGGCGAGCGTCGCGTAGTCCGCCACCGGCTAGCCTCCCGTGGTCGTCCGCGACCGGCGAGCGGTCGGAGCCGTCACCTGTCGCGTCTGCATCGGCTCGGCAACGTCCCGCGCAGCGACCACCGGCGAGAGGACCCCGGGCGAGTCGCGCTCGAGGAACGCCGCCGTCTCCTCGTCGAGATCGACAACGGTGCCCGCTTCGAGGGAGATGCCCGGCGACTTGTATCGGTGGTTCACGCGGTACTGCATTAGATCTCTCCGATGTCGTAGACGACGTACACCGTGACGAGGATGTCCGTGCTATTGCCGGAGAAGTTGCCCGTCGTCGTGTACTCCGCCCCGATCAGCGTCCCCGGCTCGAACTTCGTCCGCCACCGCGGCACGCGATAGTAGGACCGCGTCGATCCCGCCGGGACCGTGATCGTCGTGTCGGTGTCCTCGGCCCCCTCGAACGTCACGCCGATCGTCATCGACCCCGTCGAGATCGCGCCGTGAAGGTCGTAGACGATCGCGACGACGCGCCCCCGCCACGGCGCGGTATATCCGAAGATTTCCGCGTCCGTAACGGTCGTGTGCATCTGCTGATCGGCTACCCCGTGCGAAAGGTTCTTCGCAGAGAAGAGTAGCGTCACCATCTGCCCACGAGACGCGCCGCCGGTGATCTGCATTAGATGCCTTCCACGTCGTAGACGACGTAGATCTGCGCGGCGAGGTCGGCGGTCGTGCCGTCCCAGGACGCGCTCGACGTGATCTCGCAGCCGATCACCGCACCCGCCGCGAACTCGGCAGCGGTGCGGAGGACCCGGATCGACTTCTCGGTCTCGGTCGCGATCGTCATCGTCGTGTCCGCGTCTTCGGTCCCGCCGAACGTCGCGCCGACGGTGAGCGTTCCCGCCGTCGCGGCAGCCGACAGCGACGCGGCGACGGCGACCACGCGACCGGCCCACGGCGCGACGTAGCCGGTGACGACCATCGACGCCTCGGCCATCGCGACCGGGAGCTGGACGTGGGTCTGCGACGCGGCGACCGCATCCTGTCCGAACGCGAGGGCGACGAGCTGACCCTTGCTCATATCTCGTGTAATGACCACAGCAACCCTCCTACGGGCGAGGGCCCGGGGGTCGCCCCCCGAGCCCGGTCAGTGTGCTAGAGGGCGATGTTGTAGATAACCGCCGCGCACTCGATGCCGGAGGCCGCACCCGTCGGGGTGAAGCGGCCGAAGCCCATGCGCATCGAGTAGACGATGCGGGTCTGGTCGGTCGCCGGGATGCGCTCGA